CAGAGCAGACCAAGTTAATACAGCTAGGGATGCAGGAAAGAACGACAAGCACTTTGCTTGGACACGTAGGATCATAGCATTATCTGCAGTGTTCAGCATTATTGTCTTGCCAAAGCTAGTCGCAGTGTGGTATCCTGATGTTGGTGTTTACGTAGGATACACAGAGGCCACTGGTGGTTTCCTTAACTGGTTGTTTGGGCCTGATGAAGCAATACAGTGGAAGGTAGCGCAGGGCTTTGTAATCACACCCTTAGACACACATATAGTATCAGCAATCGTAGGCCTGTACTTTGGTGCAGGGTTCACTAAGTAGGAAAATAAAATGCAACCATCCATGTTTAATGCTTCTTTACCGGGTAGCTCTCTCACCTCAGGTAAGCCGGGCGAAAGACCTTGGGAAAGACCCTCTGAGTTAAACAGCGTAGAAGAAACTCTTTCTTTCTATATGCAAAAGCTATCTAATCAAGAAGTAATAGATGACTTTATGATTGCCCTTGAAGCAGGTGTTGCAATAAAACCTCTTGTAGAATCTATGTATATGGCAGGTGTTATGAGAGGTAAGCACAGCCTTGATGTAGGGCTGTTAGTTGCGCCAGCGCTCATGGAGTTCTTCGCTGCTGTAGCAGATAGCTACGGAGTAAACTACAAGTTTTCAAATAGAAATGTTAAAAAAGAAATGGAAGACAGAGAACGTGCTCGTATGTCTCTTCTTATTAACAGCGCCATTCAAAAAGCAAAAGAGCAGAGTGGGGAAGATGAAGGTACGGATATGCTGCAGCAGATGTCAACGTATCTAGAAGCAGACATGACTAGAGAAGAGACTGAAGAAGTTGCAATGGAAGAACAAACTCCTGAACTTGTAGGCTCCCAAGAGGAAAGTATAGAACAACCCCCTGCTGAAATGCAAGGGCAAGGGCTTATGGTGAAAGGGTAAATAGATGGCATTTAATTGGAACGCATTTCAGGTTGGTTTTTTTGACGATCAAATTAAGCAAATGGCTAAACGCCGTAGCCGGGCGCAAAACTATAGAGACAAAGCTGTTGCTGATGCTGAGAAATCAAAAACGCAAATACAAAAACGTAAAGCCTTAGCTGATCTTGCTGTAGGTAAAGCCAATCAACTGACTAGACTAGGTGTTACAGATACCCAGATAGCTTCTGCTATAGCCTCTGGCCCTGATGGTTTGTTTAAATTTGCAGATGAGGTTATTGATTACGCTAACAGAAACAACATTAACCGATTTACAGAATCACAAACACAGTCTCTTATAGATACACCTGAATTAATGAGAGAAGATTTAGGCGAAGACTTTACCCTTAATGACTTTATTAAGAGTTCTTATGGTTTAACAAAACCAACACTAGGTAGCGTAGATCAGCCTGATAGGGGTATCTTTAAAAGAGCTTTTGGTATTGGTGAGCAAGAAGCTATTAGGGCAGAGTTAGATAAAGACGCTTACTTTGAGGGTTACTCTATTGTAGATTTAAATGAGTTAGCTTCACAAGAGGCTTACGATAGTTTACTTCCCGGTTCTTACGCTACGTTTGGCGGCGTAGATTACAACTCCGTAAAGGTAGCAGGAGATTTTGAGGCAGAGCGCAGAGCGTTAATAGCAGATATAGCCCCAATGATACAAGCAGACGCAGACGCCTTTAAAAAAGAGAAAAGGGTGATAACAGAGAGGCTAATCCGTAGATATGCGTCAGCACCGTGGGGGCAATCTTTCTTAAATGATGAAACTTTAAGTATTGATATTGAAAAAGATTACCCAGAGGTATATACATCATTGATGCCTATAGGAGACCCTCAAAATAAAACGACAAACAAGATTATAGATTTTATCATTAGAGATGGTCAGGGGGATGAACAAACAGTTGAAGCACCTGACGGCAAGATGATAACATATACTTTTTTGTTTGATGATAACGGAAAACCAACAGCAGGTACGCTGAATGGTGTTACTATACCAAACCAAGACGCTGTAGAAAGAGCGTTTTCCTTAGCGCAGGATCAAGGTCTGTATACAAACGTTATAACAACATCACCTCTTGAACCTGCAGATATAGCAAGCGATACTTTGGACGCTCTGGGTTTACCTAATGATACCATGCTACCTAGTGCCGATGACGATACACGTACAACTGAAGAACTTACTGACCCGTCTGTTGCTATATACGATAACCCTGTCAACGCTACCTACTTAATAAAAATAAAAGGTAAGCTTGGTACATTCAGAGTAAAAGGTGAAGACCTATCAGCTATACCTGAAGTACAGATAGGTAAAAATGTAACTATCATGGTGGATGATGATCCAGAAAAGCGCAAAAAAACTAAGGGCAAAGATGCGCTCAAGAGACTCTTCACACCTATGGGTGATGAACGTAAATCTTTAGTAGATAAACCAGATGTTTCCAATGATGTAGTGGGAGACACAAAGGAAGTGTCGGATAGCTACACTCAAGATGTACTGAAAGAGACTATAAAAGAATGGAACTCTTCTTTATCTGAGTTTCAAAAAACAACACCTAAAAGTCTACCGTCTGCTTTTAAACGTTGGGCAGCAGAAAATAATGTGGGCGCTACCTTAACTCAGGATATCCTAAACAACCTCATAGAAATGTATGGTAAGTAATAATATGACAGAGTTTAACTTTGAGGACTTTTACAAACAGGCTACTGGTATTGCGCTTGTTCCCTCGCAAGGCAAGCAGACAAATAACACTACACCGACTCGTGTAGGTAGTCAAGAAGTATTCGACAAGGATGAAGAAGCTGCAAAGTCTAAGCTAAAAAAGAAAGACTTATACAGCTACAGAAACAAGAACATCATTCGTGAATACATGACACGCAATAAAGGCGTTGACTACGAAGGGGCAGAAGACGAAAAACTTGTAGAAGACTTTGTAGATCATATGCGTTGGTTTAATACTAACACTGTGTCTACTGCAGGTGAAGTCATGTTTGTATCTAAGGGTAATGACTTAGATAAGAAGGCTGCAAAGGAAGCATATGATCTGTACGATAGCTTAGAAAGCATGTGGACTAACGATGGTTTCTATGGTGCAGTTGATGGTGTGAAGGATTATGTGTTTGCTGCAGTAACAGACCCTACAAATTATATTGGTGCTCTTACTGGCGGTGCAGGTAAGGCTGCAGCTATGGGTGTTACCGCATCAAGTAAAGCGGCACTAAAGGCTGCAGTAGACAAGGCTGCTAAAAGGGCTATGCTTAATGGTGCAACCAAAGAAGCCGCTAAGAAGGCGGGTGCTGAAGCTGCAGAATCTATGACAAAGAAGATGGTAGGTTATGCTGCCAATAAAAAAATAACTAGTGATGCAGTAAATGCTGCAGCCATCAGAGCCAGACGAGAGGTTCTTGCAGAGGCTGGCGCTCAAGCTAAGAAAGATGTACTCAAACAGCGTGAGCGTATTGGCGGTATGTATGGACTGCTAGGTACAACGTCTGCAGATGCTATCATAGCTATGGTGCAATCTGATGCTATACAAGACCTTTACCTTGATGTTGGCGCACAAGAGGAGTACAGTAGAACTGAAACCATCCTATCAGGTTTGCTTGGTGGTGTGGGTGGTGCGTTCCACTTAACAGGTCAGGCTCTCAAGGGTACAAGTAAGCTAGGCGAGGCTATGGATACGTTTGACATCAAGCGTTTTGTAGAAGATCATCCACATAAAAAAGCCTTGAACCAGATAGCTAACTTAGAAGAGCGTTTAGCTAAAGTTGCTGAAGAGTTTGGCGAGGACAGCGTAGAGTACAAAGATATACTAGCTAAGATAAGTGTAGCTAAAAGTAAAACAATGGACAAGCCTCTGCTTAGGAAAGAAGCACAGAAAGAAGCTGCTAAGCTTATCAAAAAGAACTTTACTAATTGGGTAGACAAGGTAGAGCGTGGCGGTAGAAAGCTAGAGAACCTTGCTGTACCTGAGAGCTTACTAAAAACTATCATGCTAGGCGATAAGCCTGATGAGATAGGTGGGTTAGTTAAGCTACTAAAAGACAGTGGTGTACATCCTAAAAGGAACACAACTGTGTCAGACATTATGACCAATGTAATACGATACATGCCTCAAGAGGACTTACAGGACTTGAGTAAGTCACTCAAAGAGGTAATACATATTGACCTAAGTGACACGACAGATTTAGGTATGACGATAGGTGACGTTCTTGCTGCAGATATTAGTAGAGCAGGTTCAACTCTTTCAGTCATGTCTCAGGTCAGACGTGCGTTACATGGTGGTGTAGTTGCAGGTAACGACAGACTTGTAAGTGATGTAGCATCTGCAGAAGCCAGAGAGCTTATGGGTAAAGAGGCAGCAGAAGCTAAGAAGTCTAGGCCGTTTGCTTATGGGCAAAGCATATGGAAGCGTCTACTTGTTTCATCCCCTGCTACAACTATGGCTAACGTACAAGGCTTTGCTACATACAGCATACTTCAGTCTGTTGCTGATCTGAGTAGTTTTGCTACTTATACTATACTTGCAGGTGCGAAGTCTTTGACTGATCCTAAAGAAGCCGCAAAAATGATGAAAAAAGCTAACGTGTATCGTGCCATACAAGGGCAAAAGATGCGTAACTTTATGGATGCTAATACTACCCATGATGTTTATATGCGCTTTTTAGATGAGAACCAAGATGCAAAGAAACTTTTGTTTGAGACTGTAGGTAATGCTGCAGAAGCCTCATCTAAAAGATACAACATGAGTGAGAACAATAAGTTTCTTTATGGAAAGTTTGGTGTGGAGAACTTAACTAACGCAGCCTCTGCCATCACTGGTGTTCGCATTCAAGATACGTTCACTAAGTCACAGATGTTTATGACAGAGATGGATAAGTATCTCAGGCTCAAGCACGACAGAACACTGGTTGATGTACTAAAGTCAAACGACATGGGATTGATTGATGATGATGTTGTAGGTGCAGCCATTGATACAACTATGCGTTCTGTGTTTTCTAAAGATTATACTACAAAGGATCAACCAGAGTTAATACGGGGGGCAGCTAAACTGATTGAAGGTATATCTAATACACCTTTGATGGGAACCGTGTTACCCTTTGGTAGGTTTATGAATAACGTTGTGGCTACAACTTATCAGTGGTCGCCTCTGGCTTTAGTAGATTCTATGAGAGCTATATATAAAACAGAGAAGCGTAGTATAAGTAATATGGAAGCTATGTCTAGAGGTGTTGTAGGCACAGGTGCTTTAGCTCTTGCAATGCAGTTCTCTGAAGAGCAAGAAAAGAAAGGCTTCGACTACAATATAGTAGAGGGTGTAGGTGGTACAAAGATAGATGTTAAGAATGCCTTCCCGTTCTCTTCTTTCCTAGCTACAGGTAGGTACTTCAATAGGCTTCGTAAGGGTGAAGCTACACAGGAGAACTTTACAGATATGACTGAACAGCTTGCCATAGGACAGGTTGCAAGGGATGTGCAGTTTGGTAATGACTTGCGTAGCGTAGGTGATTACATGTCTAGAGGCTTTGGTAAAGAGAGTGATGGTAGCTTTATACCTAACCCTAAAAACGATACACTAGAAGCGTTGTTCAAAGCAAGTGGCAATATTGCTGCAGGTGTTACTAGACCGTTAGACTTTGTAAATAAAGCAGTAGGTTTTGTAAACGGTACAGACTACTCAAAAGATATACGGCAAGCTGAAGGTGGAAAGATATTTACTCAAGCCGCAACAAGATACTTTGATAATATTCTTGGTGCTTTTGCTGATGAGATTGAGACAGTCAAGGGAGAACAGTTGCGTGTAGCCAGTAGAGAAGGTGAAGTATATGATCCTAACCCACTAGCTAGAATCTTTGGTCTTACTATCAAGCAAGGACGTACAGCTACAGAGAAAGTATACTCTATGGCTGAGATGAAGGCTTGGACACAAGACATGCGTACAAAGATACCTGAGTACGACAAGGTGTTTAACACTACGATTGCACCAGTGCTAGAGAAACGCATGAATACTTTATTAAAAAATAAAAGATTCTTAGAGGCTAACATAGGTGAGCGTAGGAAGTTGATCAAAGAGTATGTTATTAATCCTAGTAGGAAGCTAGTACGTGAACACCTAGACGCTACGTCAGGTACGAAGTACTTTGAGAGACAGAAGTATAAAGCTTCTCAGAAAGGCGATAAGTTTCTCCGACAGAAAGCTATGGAGATGATGCGTGAACGTGGGGTAGATGTGAACGAGGTTAGGGACTTCACTAGTATGCGAGAACTAATGATGTTCAACTCTTACATAGAGCATCTAGAAACAAAGTACTAACACAAAAAGAGGGGGCCGCTAAGCCCCCTTATTTTTTAGTTGTTGTAGAAACCTTTCAAGTAATATGATCAACTCCTTGCGTAGCTTTTCAATATCACCGTCATTGTCTCTTCCCTCTAAGAATCTTTTTGCCTCTTGTTCTAGCTTGCTCTCAGACATTTTCAGGTACGGATACACAAAATGCTAGGGAGTAAGCTGTTTCATTAGGCTTTGTTTCGTTTAAAAGATTCCTGATTTTTGCAGCAGCCATCCTACACTTATCGTATTCATCATACATTATAGGCTGGCTCTGTACATGGTGCATACCATTATTAAACATAATAAATACTAGTATCCACTTCATAAGACCGACTTAACTAGGTCAACTCCATATGTTACAGCAGGTACTACAACGGAATCTACGATGCCAAAACCAATAACTGCTGTTACTAAAAACTGAAATGCTTCAACCATAATAATCTCCTTTATGTTAGGTCTACTATTTCACACACATCACCAGAGCAAGCCATTGTTTGCATTGCCACAGTGTTGTCTTCTTGTTCATACTCAGAGAGCTTAGACCAATCTATTCTATCTGGCATTGAACTTAATACTACTTCATACTCTTCCTTAGTGCAATCTTGATAAGGTGCTTGCTGATAAGTATGATCAGAGTGTGGCAAGAAAGACACACCTGACATCTCGTCAAAGTGCTCATACACAAATGCACCTACAGACATCCACTCAGAGTCACGCACTGTGATAGTTACACTAGGTTTATGTTCACACCAGTGACGCTGATACATTAACCAAAGCTCAAGTTGCTCAATAGCAGACATGTCGTTACGTGTTACTGCACCTTGAGGAGCCTTAACAGGGAAACTAAACACTGTTGTCTGCTCTGGCTTACCGTTCTCAGGTTCGTTAGGAATACCGCTATCAATCATAAACTGCGTTAGTGGGTCTTTGTTATCTCCACGTACAGTACGGATGTAGTAGGGGCTGTGACGTGCATGTATCCCACTTGAACTGTCAACAAGTTGTGACACCGTTCCGCTTGGCTTGACGCAAGTTATAGCTGTAGACTGAGGTATACCTAGACGATGTGACCACTCAGCATTTGTGATAACAGCTACATCTTTTAGATGCTCTAGTGTTTTATCTAGCCCTCTGTTCTTTGTGGTTAGTAGTCGGTTGTCCATGATACCTGTAAGAGATACACCTAAGAGCCGTTCTTCTTCTGTGTTTCGTTGCCAGATTTTTCTGAGGTAGGGGAACTTTGTGTACGAGCTTTGGATTGTCCCAAGTATAGTGGCGCATCTGACTTTTCGCTCCAAGTCTTCAATCGTGTCAGTGGATCGTACAACCACCTCTGTAAGATTGCAGAACTCATACGGACGAAGAATGATTTCACTGCACGGATTGGTCCCAAACTCGTGTTCAGGATCACGCCTACCATTCTTAGCGGCTTGCTTCTTACTTGCTTCACGGTTAAATACTCCTCGCTCACCTGACTTACTCTCAACTAAAGAAAGCCACTCTCTCATAAAAGTTTCCATGTCTGGCTTCTCAGTATAAGACACACTGTTGTTTGCTAGTCTACGGTGCTGTGCTGTTTCCCACCAGTGTCCTGACTTAGCGTGACGCATACGATCATCACTCAAGTTAGACAGAGATATCATAGCACTACGGCGTACACCGCCAACCACTACAACCTGACCAATAAAACACATCAGGTCATGGCACTCAATACTAGACAGCTTGCGCCCTTGTGCATTCTTGAATGTCTGTACAGCAAAGTTAAACAGTTCAACCAAAGGCGCTGGGCCTGAGGCTCTACCGCCAAAAGTTTTTAGCCTTGCACCTGCAGGGCGTACACGAGAGATGTCCCACTTAGGTATCTCACCAGCCCATAGGAGTGCCAGCAATTGACGGAAAGACTTAGCCCAACCTTCCTTACTGTCCCTGACAACGATGATGGTTTCACTATCGTAGAGGTCGGGGATTTCGGGGAGCTTAGAGATGAACTGCCGTTCAACAGAGAAGCCCACCCCGGTGCCACACAAGAGAATAAACATAGCCTCATCGAAGGACTTAGGGTCATCTACGGGTAGGTAACTACAGTTGTACCCTGCAGTGTTGTCACGCTCTAATGCAGGTCCAGCAGTCATCATAGCTCTCATAGAGGGCATGACATCTAGGTTCAGTATAGCATCACGTATGTTGTTTACGTAAGAGTCATCACCAATCTTAGTGCGTACTACATTATCCATGTAGCGTTCTACTGTATCACTCCAAGACTCTCGCCCTTTAGCATCAAAGTATTTTGCGTATCTAGATTTGTGTATAAATGATTGATAGTCTGTTGGTAAGTAGTTATCCATTATCGTTTGTCTCCGCTTCCTTTAAGTGTCCCTTTTTCTTTTCGTGCCTTTAGCTTAGCTATGTTGTTCTTAGCTACCACTGACATCTCTACGTTTAGATCACGGCACAGTGCAGCAATGTACCACAGGCAATCACCTACCTCATCTGCAATACCATCACGATCAAACGTACCATCTCGCATAATCTTCTTTACTTTATTTGCAACTTCCCCGGCTTCCGCAGCTAAGCCCAAAGCAGGGTAGATTACTTGATGTTCTGCTTTGTAGATTGCAGTAGCTGCAGCCATGTCTTGATACTCATTGAGTAAGTAGTCTACATCGTTGAACCTTTTGAACGCATCAATATCATCTTGCGTAATCATTACCATCTCTCCTTTACTTGTAGCTTATCTATCTCTATATCGTCTATGTCATGGAAGGTGTTGTGTATCAAGTCATATATATCTTCTGTGTGTGCATCCTCAACTAATGACAGAATGTTTCCATCCTCTTCTACCTCAACCACAAAGGTGACACTGAACTTCTTGTTCATTTATGCATCTCCCTCATTGACTCTAGCATCTTCACTAGATAGTACTGTGCCTTCTCCATATCCTCTACAGGCTTGCCCTTGTAGTTGTGCCTGTGTTGATACTTAATAAGGTTGCCGTGGCAGTACCCTTTAAACTCTTCTGGTGTTAGTCTCTCCTTGATATAGTCAATACATTCTATACCACTCAATGCGTAATGCATAGGCTTACTTACTGGATCGTAGTCTGACATTTAAGCACTCCCAAATGTTTTAGTGAAACGTGTAAGCTTTACTACCTTACCGTCTGTTCCTTCTACTTCTTCATACTTTTTTTCTAAAGGATCGTCAACACCCATTTTATCATTCCTGTAACTTTCTACTTCGTCATACAGGTCTTCATCAAGCTGTGCCTTATGTAAGAACGCACCCATAAGTGTAGCTAAATGTACAAGGTAAGCTGCGTCCTCTAGTTGTAACTCTTTTAACTCACCTACTAGTAAGCCTGTACTCAACTCTCCTGTCCAGCCATCTTCATCAAAACTCGCAGGTTTTAATATCAAGGCCACCTCATCATCTTCTATGTAACGTTTCATTTATCTACCTTTTCTTTTAAGATAATCCTCTTGCTCTTTATTACTCTGCCTTTCTCTTTCAGCCAATCCTCAGGTATGACACGGTGCGCCCAGATAAAGTCGTTCTTCTCACACCACTGGAAGTACCTAGTCTTAGAACCTTTGTATAGTTTCGCCATAGAATTACTAAACACGAAGCGTATGTCTAGCTGGGGGTGTTGCTTGCGTACCTCTAAATGTTTACGTCTGTCTTCACTATCGAAGATACCCTTAGTCTCTATGATGATACCGTTATCTAACATAAAGTCAGGCGTGTAGGTTCTATATCGTAGGTCTTCCCACTCTATCTTTAGAACCTCGTACCTGACCATACGTTGTTTGTCTTTGAGGTACGCAGCAACCTCACGCTCTAGTCCACTGCGATACCTTCTTGGGTTATGCTTCCTCTTTGGCTTGGGCAACGGATATATACTCCACTGTTGGGGGTGTCTTACCACCTTTGTAAACCTTAGAGGGTAGAGCCTGTAGATTAGGCCAGCACTTGTGCTTGAAGTCACACCACCCACACGTCCTAGACAGCTTCGTGTTACCACTAGCCTTGCCTCTGTAAGTCTCAGGCACAGGCTCAAAGCAACGCTCAAAGGGCGCATCACTGTTGATGTAATCATACGTGCTTTCAATGTCACTCATAGTCTTGTCTTGATCTACCTCACTGGCAGAGACATACTTGAAGTCACCGTTTGATTTGTTGACTACCCACCAGCCACCTACTTCTTTGTCAGCAGCCTTAGCGTAACCTACGAGTTGTGATACGTAGCCAAAGGTATCGTCTTTATTTAATGTGTGGAAGTCTTGGAACTTATTCTCATAGGACCACGGCGATGCAGACTTTACGTCATCCACCTTACCATCAAGCACCATGTCATACTCTCCGCTAATCTCCTTACCTTTAGCTATTTGTAATGCAACCCGGTCGTTATCTTGGAAGTCAACCTTAGCTGCACGTAGGATACCTTTGAACACAGCCTCTACAATATCACCAATCATCATGTTGATCTTGAAGGATACAGGCTTAGACACCTCTTGTTCGGGGTGGTTCTTCTGCATCCAAAGCTGGCAGGTAGGACGCCCAATGTTGGACATCCTTAGTTTAAACTCACGCTTCTTAGCATCATCCTGAAACTGTTTGGTAAGAGCCGCACGTACATCCTCTGCTACTTTGTCAATAACATCATCAGGCATAGAGGCCTTACCATCAAGCACACCCCTAAGGAATGAATGAATAGCTAACTCCGCTACGTGATGCATTACTCAAAGTCCTGCACGTCAACGATCTTAGAAACGATATCTTCTTCTTCATCAGAGATACGCTCTACGTTTAACTCTTCCCACTTACTAAGGATATACTCGTTGTTACGCTCCACGTAATCAATGAAGTTACTTAACGTGTCGTTGTCACCATCAGCGAAACCTACAGTAGCACCTAATGATGCACTGATAACAGCAAACATACTACCGTTAGGCATTGATCGTGTCTCAGGGGTTAGGCCTATCAAGTTCTCAACAGGTGACACACGCTTAGTCATAAGCTTGCCGATAGTATCGTTAAGAGACTGTAGGCTTTCTCTGTTCTTTACGTCAAACACCACAGGAACTTCACCGTTGTGCTCTACAGAAGGCTCACCATCCTCTGTGAATGTATCATCAAAGGTAGCCATACCCATCAAAACCTTTACCCGACTAACGCTACGGATAAAGTCTTGCTGATCTTTAGGTAATGCTTTGAAGTCTTTGATGTACCCTGATGGTCGGCCTAAGTTAAACGTACCTAGTGTATCCTTTAGGTCTGCGTTTAAGTTAGTAGACATCACAGTACGTTGGAAAGCATTAACTGCACTGTCCCACTTCTGCCAGCGCTGACGCTCAACAAAAAAGCGAACACTTATTGATCGGCTAAGAAACAAATCATCACCCTTCTTAATCTTAAAGACAGGTGAGTTTGCTACCTTACCGTCTACTACTTCTTGGATCACTCCTGTAGATACACGATACAAGTCTGATGTTGGTTTAGATGTACCAGTACTAGAAGAAAAACCCATTGCATCTGCTAGGTTCATGTTCTGTACACTTAGAGGAACTACATTATTCATTCTATGTCCTTTCATAAAGTTAGAAGCCATGTTATATCATTAAACGTCTACTGTGTCAAGCCAATTGTTACCTATCTTAGCTTCTAATAACATAGGTACATTCATCTTTACATTGTAAGCTTTCTCAATCAAGTCACCAAGGTTGTCATTGAGGTAGCTAACTATTTGTAATACTTGATCTTTCTCATCTGGATGTACGTCTATAACCATAGAGTCATGCACACTATTTACAATGCATGAGCGATAACTATTTAGTCTATCATCCATTTCGTTAAGAACAACCGGGACTACATCACCTGTAGCAAAGCCTTGAACAGGGTAGTTCTTAATCATAGTAAAGTGAGATGGTGTACCGTTAGGCCTACGTATAACGTCAGGGAAGGCGTACTGCCTACCACTTACGTTGGTGATCTTATTAAATCTAACGGCTTCATTGCCTAGCTTCTTGTGCCACTCAGCTATACCTTTATACTTCTGAGTGAAGTGTGTGTAGTACGCAGCCTCTGCCTTACTTCTGCCATACCCTGTTGCCCCAAAGAGAGGGGCGAAGGTATGGGCCTTGGCATCTTGACGTGACGTAGGTTGCCCTGCATCACTGATAACCTTGGCAGTATAGCTGTGTACATCAAAGCCTGTGTCGATCTCATCCATAGCAGTCTTGTCTTGTGCAAGGAAAGCTGCGACACGAAACTCAAGCTGAGCAAAGTCACACTCCATGATCTGACCACCATCCCAGCGAGATACAAACACACGCTTTACGGGGAAGGTTCCACCTCTAGGCATGTTTTGCATGTTTGGGTTTCTTCCAGAGAATCTACCTGTACTGGTGATGTGCTGGGTAAGGTTGACGTGTAAGAATCCGTCTTGTTTGGTGTAGGTTGAAATACCATCCACAAAACTATTGAGATAGGTGCTAATAGCACTAAGCCTTTTAGCATCCTGTAAGAATCTCTTTGCTGAGTCCATCCCATTGTTACTAGCGGTTGCAATAAGCGCATCTAGTTTATCCTTTCCTGTTGCGAAGCCATTATAGCTTATCCATTTTCTACTTGGCGGTGGGTTAAATCCTAACCCTGCCATCTGTTTAGTTTCTTTAAGTCGGTAGCCCTTGCCACCACAGTCTTTACATATGTTTCCTTTCTTGAATAATGTTCCATCCTTCTTAGTCTTGAAGGTCGTACCCTTACCATCACATGTACTGCAGTGTAAGGGTATAGTCTTTAACATCAGGTTACTGTTAGCTGATATGATTGACTTGTAGTCCTCTGGTTTATCAGCGTACTCAAACAAGTCTGACCATTCTTTTTTGTTGTGTATCTTACGACTAAAGATAACCTGCGATAGTTGCTCTGGTGAGTTTAAGTTTATAGGCGTAGCGCCCATTAAGGTTCGCACCTCTGAGGACAGCCGGGTTTCGATATCTGCTTTTTCCCGTTGGAACTCATCTCTGACGTGTTCAAGGGCGGGTTTATCCACCCTGATTCCAGACATGTACATTCGTCCCAAGGTGCGGCAGGTACGGAAGGTAATGTCCTGAATACTTCTGAGGGAGTGGGCGGTGGGTTCGGCATAGTCTTCTTCGATGGACTTGTACAACTCACCAGTAGTACGCAAGTCAAGCTCAAGGTAGTGACTGAGTTTATCCAAGGGTATCTCATTTGTATTGTATCCTTTCTTGTAATACTGCTTTAGCGTATCATCCTTTTGATGCTCTAAGTTTCTGCGTATTGCACATTGCTCTAAGCTAAGCGGTTGTTTCTGTCCACGCTGCAAGATATACTCCGAAAGCATGGTGTCGTATATATCTCCATCATATTTAAAACCACTAGCCCACAACCACGATAAGTCATACTGTAAGTTGTGACCTATCAGTAGTGTTGTTGTGTCTAGCCATGCCTGTAGCTTAGCTTTGTTTTCCTCTGAGTCATTGCGCTCTGAGTGATCAAAGCAAAGTAAATCTTTTTCGTCTGTCTCTAAGCACAGCACACCTACCTCTGTCAGCGTGTTGGTAGGTTCAAAAGGGTCGTTAAATATCTTACCGTTACGTAAGGTAATGCTGTTCTCTACGTCTAGTACTCGTTTCATTATGCCATATACCTCGCTCTTGCTCCATCTAGTTCGCAGTGTACAACACCATGCCACCCACCACGTAACTTGTTCTTGGCTATGTTAAGGTGTCGCTGTGTGTCCTGCTCATCTTGCCCTTCTACTACAGGGTTCTTAGCAATAAGTATCATAAGGTCAGCCTCTGCTGCCTTGCCTGTCTTACTGCCTTCCATCATTGACTGATCCACGTACACCTTACCTTCAGCTACAGCAGACAACTGAGACATCCATATAACTGCACAGTCATACTGCTTCGCAATATTTCTAGCATGTATCGCTGCCTCTTTCAAGTAGATGTCTGACTTATCTGTGTTACGTGTTGCAAACTTGTCACCCATGTCAAGCACCAATATATCAGGCTTGTATGCTTTGACTAAAGCCTCAACCCAAGACATGTCCTTACCTGTGCTGTCGTATATCTTGATGTTGTCATGCACTGGTTTGTATCTTGTGTTAGCTAAGGCGTAGTTACCCTTGACCTCTTCCATAGACATGTCAGTAGCAGCACTAAGATACCTAGCACCTACACGAGAGTAATGCTCTTCGTTACACAAGACGATACACTTAGCGCCCTGCCTAGCAAACCCATCGTCAGACGCAATGAGAGAGGCATGGAAGCTAGTCTTACCTGTGTTGGGCCTTGCACCTACGATAACTAGGTGACCCCCACTGATACCCTCTATACGGTTGCGTAGTGATGGTATGTTAAACTTCCACTTAGACTGTACATCGTTAGCCTCAAGTAAACTGTCAATAGATATGTCACCCCAATCTATCTTGAGGTTAGGCATGAAGTCATCCTGATATGTGGATAGCAGTTGACGCATAGGCTCTAGTGTTTTCTCTGCTCCATTAACATACTTAAAACCTAGCTTAGCAATCTCTTCACCTACTACCTGTTGGAATAGTTTTGATAGTACCTCTTGTGCAATCTCCTTTGATAGTGGTTTCTCTCTGTCTATCTTCTTAAACAAATCCTTGTACATATCTTTGTTAGATGTAGTAAGGACGTTGCGTGTAAAGAACAACGCCTCAAGCTCAGCAGGTGTGATAGTCTTATCGTACTGCTGCATAGCGTAGTCTAACGTGTTCTTTATCTTACGTAGTTCTGCTGTGAACAACTTGTCCGGGGTACGGATACCCTTGTGATCTTCATAGAAGTCCTTGTCAAGTAATGTTCTTATCAGAGCGATTTCCATTAGCATCTCCATAAAAAATATAAGGTACAACTCTTCCTGTGTTCCACCGTTTAGCTTCTTCTTCTGCTTCCCACCTGTTGTTGAATACCCATACCTTATGGTCTTCTGTCCAAGGGTTCTCCCTACGGACAAAGGTGTACTCACCTAGTTCAATCTCAATCTCTACTGCGTAGGTCATTGCTGCCTTCCTGTACCAAGTGCCATCCATGACACAGGGAATAACTCATGCATCTTAACACTGATTGCTGCTGCCACCTTTTGTGTCTCAACTTGTGTGTCATTGGCACAACGCAGAACACACATATCTGAGAATGCATCCAAGCTACCTGACCAGTACCACTCAGTCACCATAGACTGTGGCAGTACCATACGTGCTTGCTCTGGGCAGACACCTTGATTAAGTAAATCTTTGTAGGCCTTGAGACAGGCCCAGTTTGTATCGCCCCAATCACCTACGTCAACTACACCCTCACTACCCTGCTTCTTATCTTCACTACGTCCACGCCATTCTATAGGCCGATAAAACTCAGGCTCATCATCCACGTACCTACGACTAATCTCATTCCATCGTAGGAACTTATGCTTGACTAGCTGACGTGCCACAAAGATAGGTGCTTTGACATGGAAGGTAGCAAAGGCATGACCGAATGGTGATGTATGCCTGTGCTTGGCTAGATACTGGATCAGCTTAGTATCTTTATGTGACAAGACATAGACACCCTTGACCATATCAATACACTCAAGCTCACTCTTCTTACCAAAGCTAACCCTAGCTGCATTGACCACACTAAGATCACTACCCATATGGTCAACGTAAGTTGCCTCAATCATATTTATTCTCCTACATTACTTGGTTCATAGACTGCACCATTGTACTTACTGCCTGTCTTTTTTGTACCAACCTCTACTCCATTGTTACAACCAAAGACAACCAGTAATAATACTATTGCAATAAACATACATGATCTCTTTGTCCACTTTATGAACTCTTCAAAAGTTCTTTCAGCTTCTATCTGTGATGACTCTCTTGGGGTCATGCTACGTACCTCGCAATCATTTACTCTAGCTCCCTCAGTACACCCACCGCTTGATCTTCACTTAACTTAAACCACTCACCTTTACGTTCAGCGATACGCTCTGCTGCCTTGTGTGCATCACGCTCAGCCGTGTTACGATCATCAAAGTATACTGAATGGATCAACTCATAGTCACGCATAGGTGAGCTTGTTTGGTATCCATTGAGTCTGTCCTCTGCGTCTACTGCCTTACCAATCTTGATCCAATTAGGCCATGCCTTGTTGCGGATAGCGTAGACATACCCTTCTTTAATCTGCTTGTCTTTCTGCAAGGCACTGAACGCAGCGTCACCAAAAGATTTGTAGCGCCCCGGTTTGTACAAGGGGTGTGTTTGTGGTATGTACTTACCGTTTACCCACATACGATGCACGTTACTCTTTACATTTCTTTTCTTTTGTATTTCTGCACTACCTTTAACGTTCGTTCCTTCACCTCTGTAGTACTTAGGCTTACCTGTTCTAGGGTTGATGTTTGTCTGTGTCATGTATATCTCCTTTATGTTTCTCTTTACGTACTGGTTTAGGTTTCTTCTTATCGGGTATGACTTGAGGTTTGTACTTAGGTTGTCTCAAGTCTTTAGCCATAGGGTTTCTCGTATTCTTCATAGGCTAGTTTCCTTAGTTCATCTAAATCCTCAGGCCTCTCATACTTCAAATCATCTTGAAGATACAGAGCATACGTAGGTAGACCTGTCCATAACTCTATGTTTTTCTTGTAGTTCAACGTTTTCTGTAGAGCATCAGGGTCTAGTGCAACGATAACCTTTTTTGCGTTGTCACTTATATGCTCTAAATGTTTATCTGTCAAGCTAGTACCAAGGATAGCAAAGCCTATCGAACCCTGTACTTTCTTAGCCACAGTGATAGCACTAATAACATCTTCGACTATAACATATGTACCATTTTTACTAGACATAGACCTTTTGTAGTAGTGAGCACTACCACCGTATCTGTACCACTTTGGTATAGCATCATCTAACGCACGTCCAATAGCATCTACTATAGTATTGCCTCGCCAGATAGGGAACACGGCACGTTTATCTTTGATGTCGTACAGTAAAGTCTCGTGGTCTAGGGTAGGCCAACGAGCTACAAACCTACGCAAGTGACCGTCAGTTACTTGACTGCTATCTACTACGTGTTCAGGGTACACGAAAGGTTCTTCTTTGTTAGTGTTGCTGTATGTTTCTACTAATGGTTTCACGAAGTAACTCTCCATCTCTTGTCGTGTCATGTCTGTGTCATACCTACCGCCAACATCACAGGATAACTTGAAGCAGTTATACTTCAACACACCCATCTTAGTCTCAGCAGTAAAAGTGTTCTTGCTGTTGCAGAACGGACAGTCACCACGGTATGCACCGTTGCGTGATACCTCTTCTGCGTATTCTATATGTTTCTGCCATACTGTCATGTCACTTCTCCTTGAACGCAGTGCGCTGGGCTAGTGCCTCTGATGCACCAGTAAAGGTGTGGTTGATGTAAGGTGTCAGGCTGTTGATGTTAGTATGCCCACTCACCTGCTTGATCTGCGTTATGTCCACCCCAGCCTCAACCATTTCAGTGATGGCAGTGCGCCTCATATCCATAGCTGTTAGTTCATCTGGTAGATTAGCTTTTGCTAGTACCTGATTGACATACTTATGTAAAGTGGGTTTGATGTATGGTTTGTATGCCCCATCTCTTGCCTCGATTTGAGGTGCAACGTAGGGCTGGAAGCCAAACAAATCTTTCTGCTCTGTCAGTAGGCGGTGAAGGGCTGCACTAATAGGTAGGTGTACATCTTCACCACGCTTGCTCTGCGTCAGGTCTACACGCCGCTTGTCTAAGTCTATAGTAGACCAGACCAGCAGTCGCATGTCACCTACACGCTGACCCCACTCGTATGCCATATGTACAATCAAGCCAATGGATCGCCACTTCCATTCACTGTACGCTGTATCTAAGAATAGTTTTACTTGTCCGGGTTCCCATATAACTTTACGTGATGGGTTAGGTGTCTTGTCTAAGAAGGGCATAGGATTGTTTAAGTTTAAACTATTCTTGTTGCCCCAATTAATAAGTATAGACATGATCGCTGCGATTTTGTTAGCACGATATGTCCCTCTCATTAGCCAAGCATCATAGTATCTCTGCATCAGAGGCACATCTAATCTACTAAGACTGACGTGGCCTACATCATCCTTGATGATACCAAGACAGGCATGGTAGTCCTGCTGTGAGGCTTTACCTAGCTTACGGAAAGCTATTGATGATAAATACTCTGCCACCAACTGCCTTACGTTACCTGCCTTTACCATTGCTTGCGTGTCTTCCAGTATACCCAACATTCTGAACAGTGTCCTTTCCCTATTACAAGATCAATAGCCCACACAACGTTAAGCCTCTTGTCTCTTCGCCATTGCCAGTTCCTAGCACTGAATGTTTGACTGTTGCTACCGCCTAGCAGCACGTTGATTAGTACACTGAAGGCGATAAGCACTCGCTTTATATAACTACGTATCATCATCATCAATACCCTTCCAAAGAAAGTAGATGAAGCCCCCCACATATGCAATGAGGAAGGGCAATATTATTTGTGAGCCTACTACCAATGCGCTTAGTCTCGCACACATAAAGAAGGGAATGCGCCTCGTAGCGCCCACTCTGTACGGTCAATTGCTCGTGCATCATCCATTGTTAAGTCTAGCATCTCATGTAAGCTACCCTCTGCACCACGTATAGTCTTGTATGCAAACTCAATAGCCTCACGTTGCTCTTGGCTTAGGTGATCAGTAGCTGCATTCTTTTCAGCATTGGCTGCATCACGTTCCTCTTGCCATTTAGTTTGGTTCGCTAATATTTCTTCTGCTGTCATAGTCATTAGTCTCTCTCCTATATTAGTGTGTGGGATACCACAGTTCGCCGTTGTCAATCATGCGCTTGACATCTTCTAGTTCTTCTTTAACGAAGTCAGCCCGATCAAAGTCACCAAGCCATTCTGCATCATCAATCTCTTTCTGTAGATCAATGTTGTACTGGTTGATAGGTATTGCAAAGTAGTCCATAGTATTCTCCTTTAGTGTCCGTAGTTACAGCCAATGCGCCATATGTCGCCTGACCTAGATTTAGTCCACCACTGTGCCTCACCACAGCAACCCTTGTTCACAGCCTTCTTGTAAGCTGCGATGTGTAGCCCATCCTTGAAGCGATAGGCTCTGTAGTTGTCAGCATATTCTAGCTCTGCCTTGTTTATCTCATAGAGTAAGTCTTCCCACACGTCAGCAGGTACTCTGTCGAAACCTTTGTGTTTCCAGTTCGAGCAGTCAATGCCTTGTTCTGCTAGTGCTTGTGTCCATTTACTCATGTGTTTACCTTTCTCTTTATCCCTACCAGCATATACCACAACAGTATCTGCTATGTCAATAGTCCTTACGTCTAAGTATTATATACCTTAGTCTGTACGGTGTCTGTTATGTCTGCAATCTTTGCGTACACTTGTTCCCAATCCCAATACTCGTAGGTTTCTACGGCACACTCTACGAACCACACTTCAAGCTCATCATGGGTAAAGTCACGCCAATTGTCAGGCAGTTCTTGCGTTAAGAAGTGTGCAGATATTGCTGCAAATAGTTTGTCATATTCTGCGCTATTCATTAGTCCATCCTTGTTACGAAGTACTCACCGTTAGGCAAGGGTAGTGCAAGCATAGCTCGCTCGTAGAAGTACACGTTACCGTTGGGCGTACTCATCTTAGCAACGTATGGCAGGTCAGGGTCTTCAGGGTAGCGGTACGTACCATCTTCTAGTACCTCGCCCTTGAAGTGCCACAGTTCACCAAAGCCATAGCGCTCAGTCATGTAGTTTACGATGCCCATGTCTGGGCCTAGTAGGACGTACTCGCCTACCCAATAGGGCAGTATCCCAAGTGCTTCTTTTAGATGCTCTTTAGGTACATCAGGGAA